TAACGGGTGGCCGATGGAGCTAATGTCAGGACACGGGTTTTTCGGGTTTGTGATGTCGTGGTTTGCTGTCGCTGTCGCCGCTATCGGGCTTGTGTGGATTGTGGTGTGCGTGATCGCGTACATTGTGGACGTGTTGAAAGGGGAACGGTTGTGAGTGAGAAACCAGAAACTACGCAGGAAGCTTTGCAAGAACTTCGTAGAGCCTGGGGTGAGCTAAGAGCCGTACTTGCTGACCCCGTTTTGGTTTTTTTAAATTGGTTGACTAAACAACTTTTGGGTAAAAAGAATTCTTGGGACGAAGCAGAAAACAGTAAAGACCCAAAGTTTATGGCCGCCAGCGCCCTTTCAGCGTCTGCAAACCGTGACGAATTTGAGGCTTACGCTGCTTGGAAGGTAGCGGAAAGGCATGCTGAAACGTGTCACCGTTTAGCACATGATGCGGTTTTCGATTTTTCAAAGAGGGGGGACACTAATGATGGATTCGGTGCGTGAAGCATGGGTTAAGTACACGGCAAGTTGGCAGTCGGCAGAAGTTGCTGAGGAAATGTTTGAAGCGTGGCTTGAGTGTGTTAAGCAGGAGGCCCGTGATGAAAATCCGTAGGGATTCTCCCATGATGAGCATGAGCTATGACGGTTACGAGGTAGCAGTGAGACTCCGGGATGATGTGTGGCAGCTGGAGGAGCCTGGCACCCTGAACTTGTCGCGGGTGCAGGCGCAGACGTTGCGGCGGATGTTGAACCAGTTGGGGTCGAAGATGGATGCAGATTTTATGGAGGAGGACGGCTGATCCCCTGCCGTGTTTGTCTAGTGCCAATCACTGAGACTTCTGGTGAGGTGTTGCAGGGAATGTGTGGGCGGTGTTACGTTTCGTTCGGAAAATAGGGGCGTTCCGCTGGCACCCGAACAAGGCAATAACCTGAACTACCTGCGTTACTTTGCACTCAAATGGTACTTAGGTACGAAGTATTGCCGATTATCGTTCGCTAGGTAGCGTTCCGGCCCATATCCCGTAGGGTTCCCCCGCTTCGATAGCGTAGGTGAAGCATTCCTTTTTGACTGGGCAACTGTCGCAGAGGTCGCGGGCAACCGTGATCGCATAGTCTCTGGTCATTTTGTCGGGGAAGTCTTCGGGGAAAAATATTTCTGGTGAGGTTTGGCAGGGGACTTGTCCGCCGGCAAGGTCGATGCTGTCACGAAGTTTTTGGTGTTGCCCTTGTCGGTTGTTGGTCATAGGGTAAGGGTAACAAAGAAAAGGGGAATCATGGACGATGAAAATCCGGTAACACCCGACACCCTTGCTGCGCTGATTATTGAGTATTGGGAGTGTGCCATGTCGGATAGCGGGTTGGTGTGGGATAAGGCCCGCAGGGCGCTTGATAAGGCGCTGGTGGGTGTTGAGGATGGGGTGAAGCGGGATGCGTATGCGCTTGCTTACAGGATGACATTGAACAGGGGGAAATGATGATTTGCGCGGATCGTTTCGTTGCGAACAAACTGTACTTCCCGGCAGGCTGGCTTTTGGCCCGCCGTCATGGGGTGACTGCTACTCAGATGGCTCGCGCTGCGACACCGGCAGGGTTCGAGCAGGCTGTCTCGGATTACCATGAGGATACGGTGATTCCGGATAATCCTTATATGGCGTTTGGCAGGGATTTTGAGCCGGTGATTGCTCGGACTGTGCATACAGAGTTTGGGATTTTGCCGAATGATTGGTTGATTAGTGCTGAGGGGAAGCCGGAACATCTTGCGACTCCTGATGGGTTGTCACCCGATCACACGCTTATCTCGGAGATAAAGACTACGGGGCAGGATTGGGATGAAAAGTCCATACCTATTGCCTACCGTAGACAAGTGCAGTGGCAGCTGTATGTGACCGGGGCCGAGAAGTGCCTGTTTGCGTGGATGCTGAGGATGGATGTGGGTGGCACGTTCGCGCCGGCATGGTTTGAGCCGAAAACGAGGTGGTTGGAGAGGGATGAGGATATGATTGCAGGGTTGGTTGAGTGTGCCGGAAAATTGTGGGAAAGGGTAAACATATGATTGCTGAAGACGAAGACGTGTTACGTATTGCGGATGAGTATGTGGGCGAGGTGAACGAGACACGCGATGATGGTTTGTGGCGCGGGTTTTGGGTTACTGAGGGTGCCGCGTTGCAGGTAAGGATGCGTGCGTGATGGCGGCGACAGATAGCGTGGTCGATTCTAATGCTGATGAGCGTGACATTGAGCGTTGCCTTGAGGCTGCGGTCATGTGGATGCGTCAGCGTAGGAACATTCCGCAAACGCATAGCAATACTGAGTGGGAACTGTTCGAGGCGGCGGAAAACATTATGTCTACAACATACGATGACGATGAGGGGGAGTGATGGCTAGGGGAAAGCATGGAGTGAGGGCTGAAGCGAGAAGCTTTGAGAACCTTCAGGCGGAGGTTGCTGCGTTGAAAGCAACTCTTAAGAAATCGAAAGCGGATTTATCTGATTCGCGCAGCGAGGTCATTAGGCTGAGGGCTATTGAGGCTGTGTTCGATGGCACCAAGGACGTAATCGCTGAACTAGATTCTGTAAAGCGTGAGCTGAGTGAGGTTCATGGCAGAAACTTTGTATTCAAGATCAGGTTAGATAGCTGGGCGGAAGCAATCATGAAGGAATCCAATCGTGAGTTTTTGAGGTTGTCACCTAACCTGTGGGCTGATTTTGTGGAACTTGGTTATTTTGAGCCGGTTGATGGTGACAATCGCAACATGAGGCGTGCCTACGCTACTAAAGGCAAGTTTCAAAAGGCTGCCAACATTGGCCGCGATGCAAAGTTGGTGGGCTGATGGCTAACTTTAATCTTGCAGACTACGAAACAGTCGAGGAACGCCTAGTCAGGTTCTATAAAGACAATCCTGATGGGCGTGTGATTACGGAAAACGAGACAACGGACAGTAACCGATCCGAAAAGATTTGGGTTGTCCGTGCAGTCATCTACCTTTCGGGCGAGGATTTTGAGCGTGGGTGCCCGAAGGCTACGGGGTATGCGTTTGAGATTGATGGGACTGCTGGCGCTAATAAGTCTGCTGCGCTTGAAAATTGTGAGACTTCTTCGATTGGGCGGGCTCTTGCTAATGGCGGGTATTCCGGGAACAAGCGCACCACACGCGAGGAGATGGAGAAGGTCAAACGGTTTGAGGCGAGCCAGAAAGCGCGTGACTGGGTTGCAGAAGCCAAACTGTTAAAGGACGTGGACGCGGTGCGGTTACTCTGGGGGGAAGCTTCCAAGGCGGGAGCACCTGACAAAGTACTAAACGATTTGAGAGCGTATGCAGAAAAGCTCACTCCTGCTGGCAAGCGTGACGGAGTTAGCGCAAGCGTACCTGGAGGCGCAACAACATGATGACCTGGTGTTGGCCGAGTTTTGGCGTGTCGAACTCTTGTCAAGGCTGGTGATGGTCTGTGATGGTATCGGAGATAGTCGCTGAGATTCAGGAGCTTACCGCGCTAAACAAGAAGGGTGTGGAGGCACTTTATGAGGCTGAGATGGCCCTGGCTAAGTGTGAGGCTGACCTAGACCGGTTGGAGGCGCAAGCTTTCATTAACGGGACAGGATCGGTTGCTGAGAGGCAGGCGTTCGCAAAACTTGAGTGTGTGCAGGTACGGTTTGCGCGTGATGTTAGCAAGGCGCAGGTGAATCGTGTGCGTATGAAGCTCCGTTCGGTGGAGTCGGCTTTGATGGCTCAAGCAACTATGTCGAAGCTGATGCAGGCAGAAATGAAATTGTAGGGGGATGGTGATGAAAACTTTTCTTATTAGCGACACACACTTTGGTCACGCAAACATTATTAAGTATTGTGGCCGTCCTTTTGCGAACGCTGACGAAATGGATGAAGCACTTGTCACGAATTGGAACAGTGTTGTCTCGCCAGAAGATAAGGTTTACCATCTCGGTGATGTGACACTATCAAAATCTAAGCTGCCAATTCTTGAACGGTTGAACGGTCACAAGACTTTGATTCGCGGAAACCATGACAACAGTAAGCTAAAAGATTATGCGCTGTACTTTGGCGACGTTCTTGCGACGAAGGAACTTGCCGGGTTTTTGCTAAGTCACATTCCGGTGCATGATTCCCAAAAGTCTCGTTTCAAGGGAAACATTCATGGGCATCTTCACGATAAAGTTATTGATGATCCTTGGTATATCAACGTGAGTGTGGAGCATACGGGTTACACTCCTGTCCTGTTGGATAGTGTTATTGCGATTGCGTTATGACTGTGACTTATAGCAATTGCGCTATAACTGTGACGTGTCAAATACGGCGCCAATTTTTTACACGTTGTGGGGATGTGTAAACGTTGTGGACATATTCCCGCGTTCCGTAATGTCACGTTCTCCCGACATTACTCACGGTTCCGGGGTTAGTGT